CTTCGCCAAATGCTCGCAGCACGATAAACGATGGGTTAGTTTGATTCGGGAACCAATAGTATGCCATCACATATTCCTGTGACATCCACTGATTGCCGGTTGATTGGCTGACACCGCTTAACGCATGCATCACCACCGAGATTTTTCCTTCTAATTCCATGTCTTGTTACTATTTAATGTTAGGATTGTTCTGCATCGTATGCTTCATCAGGATTTCCTCCACGTTCATGCCGTAGGCCAAGTGGTGGTTACTTACGAATGCGTCGAGTTTTTCGGCCACGGTCTTGCCGAAGCCGCGTGTCTTCTCGTATTCCTTGCGGGTATGTATCAGGGCATCTCCCACGGTAGCGTTACTCGAGCCGCCCACTATCTTCATGATGGAGAGTACACGGGTGGGCAGGCCTGTCTTGTCGATGGTTAAAGGGAGTATTAACGACTGATAGACGGCCTCGGAGTATGAAATGGTCACCGTCGGCTCGATGGGTTTGTGCTTGGAGGTCTGCGCGAGGTCGCCATGGGTGATGTAATTTGTTGTTTTCGGGGTTTTCGCCTTGGGAAGCACGCCACCCTTGCTGACAGCCTTGGGTTCTGTATTTGCTTCGACTGGTTTCTCTTCAGAGAGGAACCGGGCGAGCTTTGCTGTGGTGTCGGCCAGTTTCTTTGAGGTGCTGGCGAGTTGGTTCTTCAGCGTGGTGATGGTGCTGGCGTCCTTGGTGTGACTCTGCTGTAGGTCTTCCACTTGTGCGGTCAGCCTTGCGGCCTCCTGGATAGCGTCACCCTCCTTCGGCCATATGGCACAGGCCGTTATCAGGTCTGTGATGGTATCGCGGTCGAGCCAGTCGAGCCTGTGAAGACCTACATGGACGAAGATGCCCTCCAGCAGTTCCTGTAGGGTGAAGTACATGTAGCCCTTGTCGTCCACGTCGAGCGAGTATCCGTTTGGCAGCGTCTGTACGCTGACTTTCAAAAATTGTTTCTTAGCCATATTACTTTTGCTTTTTATTGGTCTTCTTTTGTCTCTTGTCTTTGGTCTGGTCGCCACCGCGACGCTCTATCATTTCGATGCCGTGCCGTCGCAGCCGTTCCTTCGCCTCGCGCCGTGCTTCTGGTGACTTGGCCAGCCGAAGGACCTTGGCGATATATCTCAAGGTCGAGACGGATATGCCTAACTCTTCGGCCGTGTCCACATCGTTACCGATTGGGTATTCATTGATGAGCGTGAATAGCACGTCGAGAGAATCGTCGGTGACTGCTACCTGGTGGCCTTTGGTCTCATCCTCATAGATGCGTTCGTTGCGCCCGTTGGCGATGTCGGTCACGGCCTTCAGCCGCCACTCCAGTTCGTCGATTTCCTTCTGGTGTGCCTCGCGCTCCTTGGCGAGTTGATCTTCCAGCCGACGAATCATGCTCATCAGGATGTCGTCACTTGGCTGCTGCTCGTCTCGCTCTTTGAGAGCTTGCCGGAGCTTTTCATTCTCCTTTTTCATGTTGTCATATTCAAATAGACTGGGGCTGTTGTAGAATGTCTTGCGGTCTTTATACACCACCCTGTCCTTATACACCACGCGGTCACGATAGACCACCTTTGGCTCGGACTGCTGGATACGCCGGTTGATAACGCCGTCCGTCTGCTTGCAGTCGCCTTGCACCTCCATCGTGTTCACCACGCCACCGTGCATATAGACATCGCCAATGCACGTCACCTGTTGGACTACTCCGCCGTGAATGTGCAGGTCGTCCGTCGTCACTTGCGCTGCCATACGCTTAAAGGCTTCCAACCAACCCACACACCAGCACCAGCACCACCGGCACTACGATGCCATACACCACATACTCCCGCTTGGTGAAGTTCTCCTTCATGATGTCCTTCCCCATGATCTTCAAAAACTCTTTCATAGCTGTACTTTGTTTTAGTTATTACTGTGCCTTGCGGTTTTGCCGCAAGGACTATCGACACCCCTCTGCGTTAGTGGCTTGGGAACACGCATTGCCAATCGACAATGGCCGCATTAGTATCTTCCGGCTGCTGTCCTGGCTCTTCACAGACTTTCCGCCTGTGCCTCGTCGCCATCAGATTGCTTTCACCCCGCATTTCTGCGTATCACGTAATCTAATACTGTGATGTACTTCTTGCACCTCGGCTATAACATCATTTAGGATGTAGCTTTCCCCGTTTAGGGGTCTTGCGCTCCTGTCCTGGCTTATGCCTTGCGCAACTCACCATTTCATTTGCGCCGCTTATTGGTGTGACTTCGATACCGTTTCATCCAGGCTGTCACTGCCCTTTCTCTCATTCCGTCTTCCGTCGCTCTGTTGCTGATGCTTATCGTGGGCTTCCGTTGTGTTTTCTGTTTTGATTTCTGCTTTCTATTCCACGTTCGCTCACCCTCGATCGTCGTTGCTTCAGCATGTCATCACTCCGTCCGTCTTCACTCACCGGCCCTTCGCCCTGTATTTACCCAGCTGGCGCGTACTGCTTTTTGTGGAAGGAGCAGGATTCGGACCCGCGATGTCCTACGCTTTCTTCGCCGCTTCATTTTTCAGCGGCTTATTCCAGTGTTGCCTTCGACCACTCAGCCATCCTTCCTTATGTAGTGTGCCTTGCGGTTTTGCCGCAAGGTTATGCTGCCGTTACCCCACCACAGCCCTGCACACCAGCCGCTCAATCTCCCCACTGGCAAACATCCGCTGTATCTTGTTCTTGGGGTAGAGCCATGCCGATCCGTGCACTTCTCCATCTTCGCTCTGCACCGTCACGCGCCGCCGTCCCTGTATGGCGTGCCCATATCGTTTCAGCCAGGCCCTCGTCATCGTGCTGAAAGTCTTACACAGCTCGTCACCCGTCACCCACACTTCGGAGTACATTTCCATCTGCTCCTCCATCGTGCGCCTGACCACGCTCTTCAGCTCCATCATTTCTTCCCGCGTCATACTCGTTCGATTTTTATGCCGTCCTCGTAATAGTTACCGTGCGTTTCATCGTCCCCTCGGTCGCAGGGCTGATGGGAGCCTTGAACTGCCACCCGTAGGTCTTCTCCCTGTTCTTCATCTGGCTCGCCAATGAAGCGGCACTCCGTGCCTTGTCCCAGTTCGGAAGCGTGTATGACATAGTGTCTCCAACCGCAAACTGCTCCAGCATCTCAATTGTCACCTTGTCTGTTACCATTGTCTTTAGTTTTAATATTTCTTAAACTTTTGCTTGCTTTGCAACAACGAAGCGAAAAAAGTCGTATATTTGCAACCCTACACTCTCGCAAAGTGTGTTACAAACAGGCGGTCATTCCGCTACGCTAAGACGGCCTTCCGTCTGACGGCTAATTTCATGCCCCGCTGTTGCTTGCTTGCTTGCTTAACGGGTGCAAATATACAAACTAAAATTCAATCTCGGAATAATTCGGGATAATTTGTTTGAATATTTAAGACTTTTTAATAAAAATGGAAATAATTCAGACCAATTTGCACCCAAAAGTGCTCAAAAACCAACTCTTCATCCGGGCGGTTGATTATCTTATCGATGAAGGGAAAGTTGACAGCCAAAAAGAACTGGCTCAGGTGACTGGTATCACCGAGGCCACATTCTCCAATATCAGAAACGACAAAAAGGTAGTTTCGGACAAGACTGTCCGCAAGATGCTTGAAGCCTTTCCTGCGTTGTTCAACGCTGATTATTTCCGTGGTAAGAGCATCTACATGCTTATGTCAGAGTATCTTGAAGCTAAGATTGAAGCAGAAGAAAAAGCAACCAGTGCGTCACCTCCGACGCCTGTCACCGGCGTTCCCGATATGTCAAGCGTTTTTAATTCGGCACTCGCAAAAGCAGATGAATCCATCGCGTCGCTGAAGATCGCGCTTTCGACAAAAGACCAACTCATTGCCGAGAAACAAGCCCGCATTGACACCCTGGAGCAAACCATTGCCGACAAAGACTCCATTATCCGTGATCGTGATGCTCGTATTGCAGACCTTGAGCGTCGTCTTGCTCAGGCCAATGCCGACGACATTCTCCGTTATTCATTCCCCACCGGCGTAGCCGAAAATCTTAAAAAACAAAACGTTTCCCCACAAATCTGAAATTATGTTAATAAATCTCCCACAACCCCCATAACTCCCACGTCCCCATTTCTTGGTTCGACTCCCTCCAGCTCCACAAATGAAATATTGGGATTCCTGCTGAATGTGGGGATTTGCGGGGGATGGCAAAGATTTTGGGAATATCAAGCCAAGCGCAAATGAGCGCAAAACTGGGCAAAACGAGACAAATGTTTCCCCAAATGTTTCCCCAGTGTTTCCCCACTTTGCGATAGGTGGGGAAACAATTTCAAAATAAATAGAAAGACTATGATAAGAATATCTTTAATATACGATCATCATCAACGCACAAAAAAGAACGAAGAGGGACCTGTGGAAGTCCGTGTGCTTCTAAACCGTAAACCTTATTATATACAGACGGGCGTGCGCGTGCGTAAAGATAGACTCATTGGCAACTCGATAGTTGACGTGCCTGTGATGTGTGCCGACGGCGTGGCGCGGATGACCTCGGATGCAGACCTGCTGAATGAGCGGCTGACAAGTATCGTGCGTATTGTTGATGAAGAAGTGAATAGGTGCATTGACGAGCGGCGGTCTATCGACGTGGTGGCTATCAGGCAGCAGGTGTACGACATGGAACCGGCCAAGCGCGATGACGATGGGCCGTCGCTGCTGGAGTGGATTCAAGAACAGGCGGCCGTGGCTGACATCACCACGGCGACAAAGAAACGTTACACAACGCTGACGAATAAGCTGCGTGAGTATGGTCAGATGACACGGTGGGAAGACTTGACCGTGGAAGGTATCTATAATTGGGATGTATGGCTCAGGCAGCAGCCGGTCCCGCTGACTGAGAACCAGAAGATGGCGGGAAAAGATTGTGCGACGCTCAAACAGAGCGCGGTGTATAACTACCACAAACTGCTCAAGGCGATGCTCAACAGGGCACTAAAGTTTGGTAAATTGCAGGCAAATCCATACGACCGTATGAAGGGCTCGTTCAAGCGCGGCACGAATGACGTGGTGGAATACCTCACGCGGGAACAGATGGAGAAGGTGATGGAATTGGAACCCGTGCCTGGATCTCAGTATGAGACAGCCCGCGATTTGTTTGTGTTCCAGATGTACACGGGGTTGTCGTACATCGACACGCAACACTTCGACATGAAAGATTACAGACTCGTTGACGGGCGATGGGTGTTCGTTGGCAAGCGAGTGAAGACTGGCGTCCCTTATGTGAGCCAGTTGTTGCCACCTGTCGTCAAGGTGCTGGAAAGGCATGGCTGGAAGGTACCAAAGATGAATAACCAACGTTATAATCAGATGCTGAAGGCTATCGGCATGGTGATAGGTATCCCTCGGTTGCACAGTCACATGGGGCGGCATACGTTCGCCACGTGGATGCTGTCGGAAGGTGCAAAGATTGAGAACGTGTCACGCATGCTTGGGCATACAAACATTGTGCAAACTCAGCGGTATGCGCAAGTGCTGGCTGAGGACGTGAGGAGCGAGTTCGACAAGGTGGCGGAGAAGATGACGAAACAATCAAACCGCAATAAAATTGCGGCGCAAGATACAAAGATATGAAAAAGACGATCTTGATGATGCTTGCAGGCATGCTGGTGGCAGCCTGTGAGAAGCCTGTCCTTGGCGTAGTAGAGGATGAAGAAGTAAACAAAAACAAATCGAAGAACTTTACATTTACGGTGAAGGGCGACTTTGGTGCTGCTACCTTTACCCGTGGATATTTACAGGCCGACGGGCAGTCGATGACCGACTTGTGGGCGTTCGATTATGTGGACGGCAGTTGTGTTCAGACGGTACATCAGACATCAACAGACGTCGACTGGGGGCAGCCGAAAATGTCTCTCAGCTATGGCAGTCACCACGTTTATTTTGTGGCCTCTCGCGGCGAGGGTGCGACGCTGGATGCTAATGGTCACACCATCACATGGACTGGACCACGCGATACGTTCTGGAAGGACTATGAGGTTGAGGTTGCAAGTACATCGAACGGCAACCGGGCGGTGACGCTCGACCGTGTGGCTACGAAGGTGAAGATTGTGGTGAACGACGAGGTGCCTGCAACGTGCAAGGCTGTGACGGTGACGCCCGAGCGTTGGTACTACGGATGGGATTATGTCAATGGTGCTACGGTGGCTGCGCAACAGACAGAGCGGCGCGTTGACGTGCCAGAATCGTATGTCGGTACTACAGGGAAGCTGAGTGTAAGCATATTCGGATTGAGTGGTGCGGATGAATGGGTGACAAATGTGGCGGTAAAAGCTCTCGGAGAGGGTGACGCTGTGATTGGCTCGGCTACGATTACTGGGGCACCGTTCAAGGCGAATAGAAGCACGGAGTATAGCGGTAACCTTTTCGGCAGTGCCGGTGGTCTCGACGTGAGCGTGAATGCGACATGGGAAAATGCCAAGAACGGGACTTGGTAAAGATAATTTCAATTTAAGGGCATCGGGGGATATGTGCCGATGCCCTTTTTATTCAAACTTGATTAGACTGGTTTTTCGCATTGTTTTCTGCTATGAGTTGCTGAAGCTCTTCCACGTCTTCCTTGGTGATTGTCGGCTCGTCGCCGTCATCGTCGTCATCGAAGAGCATGGGGAACATGTCGGCCACGGTCTTGCCCTGGGGGTCTCGCATAGCGTAGATGGTGGCGTAGGTACATTCGGCCAACAGTTGGTGCTTCAGGCGGTCGCGGCGGCGGTAGCCGCGGATGATGCGTCGCACTTCCCAGAAGCGGAGGTCGTAAAGGAACTCACGGCGGGGGATGCCTATCTCGCCCACGAGTAACTGATAGATACTGTGGGCGGTTGTTAGTTTTTTGCTTTGCCCCTTTCGTTCGTTGGTTTGTCTTCTGGTTCGCCTGCCGGGATATTATAGAACTTCGCCCAGAGGGTGATAATGGTGCCGAGAGCGGTGCCAAGTTCGAGGGGTGTAGCTTCTGACATTATATCAATATCCTTGATAGGTGTCTCTTTTTTTGCGCTCTCATAATACGCAATGATAGCGGCCAGCACGAGGTAGATACTGCGCTTGGTATCTGGCATCCGTGCGGGCTGTGCGTTGACGGCTGCAAAGGTCTCTTGGATGATGTCGGCGATGTCTTCGCCTGAGAGGTCTTTGTAAGCGATTTCGGTGGCGTAGCAGTAGCCCAGTGTGACGGGCTTGCCTGCAATGGTGATTTCTTCGTGGATCATAGTTGCTTGATTTTAATAATAATTGTTGCGGCAAAACCGCAACACACTCTAAAAAGAACCGCTCGCCTGCCGGATTGGTTGAAGAGCATGACAGGCGAGCGGCTGATAAGAGCTGCTATGCGGCAACCGTGTAGATGCCGTAGCCGGTGAGCTGGGTGTCGTAGGTGGCTGTCTGCCGATTCGGGGCGTTCAGCGTGAGTTGAGTGATAACCACCAGGCCTGAGCAGATGATGGTTCCCTTGGTGCGATTATTTGCGCCGCTCACGTTAGCAATCTGGAAAGGTATGGGTGTAGCAGCTTCATAGGCGTCTTCTATGTCAGCGTAGTTGATACCTGGAACTGTGCTGGTAATAGTTTCACCACTCTTAACCAGTGCATTAGACGAGATGTCGAACGACAGGGCTGTGGGCTCCTGTACATCCCAGTCGCCTTCGGTGTCCTTGGTAGTTGCGGATTCGAGACTCAGGCTGACATGCATACTGAGCGATTTACAAGCTGCCAAAATCCTTGGGTTGCCGCCCAGGAAGAGGCGTACGAACTGTCCTTTTGTGTAAGCTCCATCGACGGTGACGATTTCCATTTCCGGGGCTGCGTCGAGCTTCTCCAGCGGGCCGCTCCCGGTGAATTGGAGCTGCTTAGTGGAGTTGGTTCTGTCGTCCCACTGGAAGGTTACGTCATTCAAGTATGCCTGACCCTTACGGGCGAAAGATTCTGCCTGTGCCGTCTGGTTGTCAGCGGTGGCCACCTCATCCCAGATGAGGGTGAAGGGCGTGAGGTTCTTGATGGCGTTCAGGATGGCTGCGCTGTCGGTGACATCGAGCGACTCCACCTGTGCTGACCACGACTTCGATGTGATTTCGGGCTTGCTTGCCAGTGCCACATCGTCCTTGGTAGATGCGTCTTCATTGTTGCCCGTGAGCGTCACGGTGCAGTTGGTGCTCTTGCCCACCACTTTGAATTTCGTGCCCTCCTGAAGCAGGATGCGTATGTTTTGACCTTTTAGTGTTGCCATGTTGTGATATTTTTAGATGATGTCAACGCGGAGAATATAGGTGCCATCGTCCTTGTAGCGGGCTACGGCTCCAGCGGTGAGAGTACGTCCGTCGTGCTTGGCCTTCAGTTCTTGGAACTGGGTGTCAAGTTCATCACGGCTTTTGGTGCGGAGGATGACGGGGGTGGTTACTTCCGACGCTGACGCGCCAGACACGGTGGCTGCTTCGGCTGCGGGCTGCTGAGCCTGCTGCTCTTGTTC